GAACGGCGCGAGTGCGTGCAATATTCGACCCCCTTTGCGTGTGAGGCGTAATCGTGGCGAAGGTTGGCAGGCCGAGGAAGCCTTCTGCGCTCAAGATCGTCCAGGGTACGGACCAACCGTGCCGGATGAATCCAGACGAGCCCGTTCCGACTGGCCCGCTTGGTCCGGCACCGCAGAAAATGCGTGCGGAGTCGAAGCGTCGGTGGATCTGGCTGTGGGAGTCCGCGTTCTGGCTGACAGACGCGGACCGTGGCGTTGCGGAGCAGTATTGCACCCGATGGGCAATGTACAAGGACGCCCAGAAGCTGGTCGCGAAGTACGGCCAGCTATGGGAACGTGAAGCGGACGGATACACGCAACTCAATGGCGCATTGCAGGCATTCTCGAATTGCGAGAAGGCGTTGATAGAACTCGGCGCGAAGCTGGGCCTGGACCCTGTCAGCAGGACGGACATCAAGGCACCGAAACAGGACATGAAGGGGGCAAACCAGTTTGCAATCAACGGTTGATGTAACCGCCGCAGACTGGATCGAGGAATCGCTTCGGTTCAGTAAGGGTCGGTGGTACGGTAGCGCATTCAAGTTGCAGCCGTGGCAGCGTACGATAGTCAACGATCTATTGCATACGTACCAGCCTGACGGATTGCGCCAGCACCGTACGGCGTATGTGTCCGTACCGCGCAAGCAGGGCAAGACGGAGATGTTCGCGGCACTGGGACTGTACTGGTTATTTGTTGCAGGTGAACCGGGCAGCGAGATCTACAGTGTGGCGGGTGATGCGGACCAGGCAAGCATCGCATTCGACGCAGCCAAGCGCATGGTCGAGCAGAACCCGGCAATGGAGGCGGCGTGCAAGGTCTACCGCAGGAGCATTGTCCGACCAGATACGGGCGCACATTACAAGGTTTTGAGCAGCGACCATGCAGGTAAGCACGGGTACAGCCCCGACCTGGTCCTGTTCGATGAACTGCACGTACAAAAGAACAGGGAACTTTGGGACGTAATGCGTACCGGCATGGGCGCGAGACAGCATCCACTGCTGGCTGCGGTCACGACAGCCGGAATATTCGACAAAACGAGCATAGCGTGGGAAATATATGATTATGCGTGCCAAGTGCGAGACGGGACTATTCAAGACCCGTCATTCTACACAGCGATTTGGGAAGCAGATCGAGATGCCGACTGGACGGCACCGGAGGTGTGGCGGGCTGCGAATCCGAACCTGGGTGTGTCAGTGTCGGAAAGTTTTCTCGAACAAGAATGCGCAGTAGCGAAGGAAACGCCGAGCTACCAGAACAGCTTCCGTAGGCTGTACCTCAACCAGTGGACGCAGCAAACGGAGCGTTGGGTCGACGTAGCCAAGTGGAACGAATGTGCAGGTGATGTAGACGCCGAAGAACTGGCCGGACATAGGTGCTATGCCGGTTTGGACCTCGCAAGTACGACTGATATCACCGCATTAGTGCTGTATTTCCCTGATAGCCATAAGGTACTACCGTGGTTTTGGGTGCCTGAAGACACGATCAAGGAGCGGTCACGCAAGGACCAGGTCCAGTACGCGGAGTGGTCGCGCAGGGGTTTCATGGTAGCTACACCGGGTAATGTGACCGATTACCGGTACATCCTGGAGCAGATAGTAGCGATATCAAAGAAGTACAAACTGCAAGAAGTATGGTACGACCCGTGGAATGGCGAGCAGTTGGCGGTCCAACTGGCAGAGGACCACGGCGTGAATACCATCCAATGTCGGCAGGGCTTCGCCAGTATGAACGGTCCAAGCAAGGCATTTGAAAGGCTGTACTGGTCCGGCGAGCTCATACACGGCTCTCAACCGGTCATGGACTGGATGATCGGCAACGCAACGTGCAAACGCGACCCAAGCGACAATATCAAGCCTGACAAATCAACCGCAACCGACAAGATCGACGGTGTCGTGGCTATGATCATGGCAATCGGTGCGGCAGGTACGGGTATCGACCATACGAGCATATACGAGACACGCGGCCCAATCGAGGTGTCATGGTGAAGCCAGACGCACGCGATATCGTTGCATTGGTCGGGCTGGTGTCTATGCTGATCGGCGCGTGGTGGATCTATCCACCCGCGTCTTTGCTATTATTCGGGATAGTGCTGATGGCACTCACACTCTGGTACGAGGCGTGATATGGGCTGGCTGAATCTACTGGAACGCAGGTCGCTGGAGAACCCTGGCACGCCACTTTACGACGATGCCTCGTGGGAATTCACCGATAACGGTGCCAAGACCTGGAGCGGTAACGCTGTCAACCAGACAACCGCGCTGGGTAATGCCGCGTTCTTCGCTGGTGTCCGGTTCATATCGGAGACTATTGGCAGTCTGCCACTGCGTCTGATGAGACACGAAGACGGCAAACGCGAACCGGCAACGACCCATCCGCTGTACAGGGTGATGACGGTAGCACCGAACCCGCTGATGAGCCCGATGGTATTCCGCGAGATCCTGACTTCGCACATGATCACGTGGGGCAACGCATACTCGGAGATCAAGCGGAACGGACGCGGCGATATCTCGGAACTCTGGCCGCTACTGCCAGACAGAACGCAGAAAGTAACCGGCAAGTCGGGCAGTGTGTTCTACGAGACTACTTTACCCGACGGTAAAGTGCAGCGTCTACCGCTATCGAGTGTCCTGCATATCCCGGCGTTCGGCTATGACGGGCTTACCGGCTACTCGGTAGTGACACTCGCCCGGCAGGGTATCGGGCTGGCACTAGCAGCGGAAGAATCGGGCGGTAAGTTCTACGGTAACGGAATGCGCCCGAGCGGTATCCTGGTCCACCCGAACCATATCAGCGAAGAGGCGCAGGACAGACTGCGCGGCCAGGTAACGTCACAAGTCGGCGGCCTATCGAAAGCGCAACGGCTACTGATCCTCGAAGAAGGCTTGTCGTATACGCAACTCGGACTGCCACCCGGCGATGCGCAGTTCCTTGAGACGCGGCAGTTCCAGGTAATCGAGATTGCGAGGTGGCTCAACCTGCCACCGCATATCCTGAAGGATCTCACGAACGCGACCTACTCGAATATCGAACAGCAGAGCCTGGAGCTCGTGATCCACAGTCTCCGCCCGTGGTTCACGCGCTGGGAACAGCACTGCGCGTTACAGCTACTGCGCAAAGACGAGCAGTCGAAGTTCCAGTTCAAGATCGAGGACCGCGCACTCTTGAGGGGCGATACCGAACAGCGATCAGCGTACTATCAAGCCCGGTTCAATACCGGCAGTATGACACCCAACGAGATCAGGGAACTCGAAGATCAGAACCCGATGGACGGCGGTGACAGGGCGTTCATCCACTCCGCGTATATCCCGGTTGATATGGTGGACGAGGTACTGGCTAACAAAGATGACGGTACAGCGGTGGAGCCGACCGAACCTAATACCGAACTTGACGGCCGCGATCTACTGCCGCTGTACCGTGACGCATGGGAACGCCTGATCAAAGCCGAGATGCGATGGGTAGCTAAGATCGCACCGGCCGAGATCGGCGAATATTACCGTGACGGGTTCGTCGAGTTCGCGTACCGTACACTCCGGCCAGTATACGATGCAGACCAGCGCGGCGACCTGGACACGATCATCCGGTCGTATGCACGTGACGCACGCGAGGAACTGGAAGACGCGCCAGCCGAAGCACGGTCGATCATGCTGGCGAACTGGCTGGACAGGGCCGACACGTGGGCGGCTGCATGACATATCGCGCTAGACCAGCGGACAGCGATTTGGTATACCGTAATAGACCAGACACGGAGGGCAGTATGAGCATGATCAGACGCGACATCGCACAGGGCGTAACAGTACGCGCAACGGATACAGAGGATGCCGCGCCTGTACTGTCAGGACTGACAGCGGTATTCAATACGTGGACGGATATCGGTGGTATGTTCCGCGAACGGATCGCGCCTGGCGCATTCACGCGGGCACTCAAGGAATCCGTGAGCAAGGTAGACACAGCCGCATTGTTCAACCACAAGCCGGACAAGCTGCTCGGCAGGTACAACGCAGGTACGTTACGGCTCAAGGAAACGGACCAGGGTCTACGTTACGATGTCGATCTCGATATGGACTCTGAACTGGGCAGGCAAATTGCACGGTATGTCGAACGCGGCGAACTGACCGGCAACAGCTTCGCGTTCACGATCAATAAGCAGTCGTGGGACGAAGACGAAGAGTCCGGCGAAGTCAGCCGCACGATAACTGAAGTCGGAGAGTTGTATGATGTGGGTCCGGTAGTATTCCCCGCGTACCCGACAGCGAAGATCGATGCAGTCAGGGAGCTCCGCGAGGCCGGGTTCGAGATAGCCGACGAACTGGAAGATGACGATGACGAAGACGAGATCGAGTTCGAGCCAGCACCGGAACTCGACGATCTGGTCAATGCGAAGTCTGACCGGCTGCACGAGATGCTGGAGCAGCTCAAGAAGTAGCAGGTGGGGGCGACGGGTGAGCCTGTACTGCGCTAGTCCCCCGGCGTAGTTACAGGGACTGCGGTTCGACTCCGCACGCCTCCATGTTCCGTTGACGTGGGTCAACGTGTTAGAATGGGTAGTACAAGATCGGACGCTATTGCGTAGAGGGTGAGGAGCCCGATCCGACAAGTGCGCGGAACGTAGCAGCCCGATTGGGACCATCGCGAGGTAGGCCAGTGTCCGCCACGCGGGGCCGTGACCGATAGACCGCAACCGATGCGGCTTATTCCACGTACCTGTGCGGCTTTTTTCATGCCGCCTAGCGAAGGATATCACGATGATCGACAATCTCAGAAAAGAGAATGTGCAGCTCCACGCTCGTATGATCGAGCTCAACGAGTTGCGCCTAAATGACAGCGAGAACTATTCGGCTGAGATGGACGCCGAGTGGGACCGCTGTAATGAAGCATTCGACCGTAACGAAGAGACGGTACGCCGACTCGAAAAGGCCATCGAACGCGACTTGGCAATGGACAGTGTCGATGAGCGGCACGTTGCGCCTGACCCGGTTGCCACAGCCGAATATCCCGAGGTATGGGACAAGTATCTGCGGCACGGTATGTCCGAACTGACCGGACCCGAGAAGGAAGTGATGCAGCGGGCACAGACGGCGGGCGGAACCACGGCTGGCGGGTATACCGTACCTGACGCTGCAATGGCCCGGCTCGACAAGGCTATCAAGGCGTACGGAGGAGTGTACGGCGGGCCGGTCAAGATGATTTTGACGGCGGA